GAAATGGATAGGGGGGAGGGGTCAACCTAATTTGAGGGGTTTACACCCATGGCAAGACCAAAAACACCGACTGCGATCAAGGAGATCATGGGGAATCCTGGCAAGCGCAGCACCAAGACCAAAGAGCCCGACCCGGATTACCTAGCCGACCTGACGCCGCCCGACTGGCTGAGCGATGGGGCGCGTGTAGTGTGGCTGCAAGAGGCCCCAAAGTTTCGCAAGGCCCGTCTTCTGACCGAGATTGATGTGATGGCTTTTGCCGCGCTGTGCCAAGCAGCTGCCGATTACCGGCGCGCTGTGGCCAAGACGGGCGAGGACGACGTGAAGGCCAAGATGGTCGTGGACGAAGAGACTGGCCAGCCTGTGTCCGCAGGCGAACACTTGAACCCATGGGCCATGGTCAAGAGCATGAGCAGCAAACAAATGGCGGTGTGGCTGAGCAAATTTGGCGGCACCCCGCAAGACCGGACGCGTGTGGAGTTGAACCCACAGAGTGAACTTTTCCCAAGCCATGGCAAAACCAAAGACAAGTCGGAGGCGTACTTCCACTGACCCCGTTTCGGCCTATGCCAAGGCGGTGGCCAGCGGCAAGAAGATCGCAGGGCCACATGTGCGCGATGCGTGCACCCGGCACCTGAATGATTTGGAGACTGGCGCTGAGCGCGGCTTGTACTTTGACGCTGAGGCTGCGCAAAGGGCCATTGGGTTCTTCCGCGATGTGCTGGTCCTCAACGGCGGCGAGTTTGAGGGCTTGCCTTTTGAGCTGCTGGACTGGCAACAGTTCGTTGTGGGCTCGTTGTTTGGCTGGAAGACTTCGGACGGGTGGCGGCGCTTTCGGGTGGCCTTCATTGAGACGGCAAAAGGTTCAGGAAAAAGCCCGCTTGCAGCAGGCATTGGCATGTATGGCCTGGTAGCCGACAACGAACCTCGGGCCGAGATCTACGCCGCAGCGACCAAGCGAGATCAGGCCATGGTGCTGTTCCGCGATGCGGTGGCCATGTGGCAGCAGTCGCCAGCGCTCAAGACGCGGCTGAAAGCCAGCGGCACCGGCGAGAACGTGTGGAATTTGGGCTATCTGGACAAAGGCAGCTTCTTCAGGCCGATCAGCGCCGACGAAGGCCAGTCCGGGCCGCGCCCGCACATGAGTCTGATTGACGAGGTGCACGAGCACCCCAAGAACAACGTGATTGAGATGCAGCGGGCGGGCACCAAGAGCCGACGCCAAGCGCTGATCTTCATGATCACCAACTCTGGCGCGAACCGAACCGGGCCCGGCTGGCAATACCACGATTACGCCGCCAAGGTGTGCTCAGGCATGCTGCAAGATGACAGCTTTTTTGGCTACGTGTGCGCCACGGACCCGGGTGAGGACCCGTTCCATGACGAAAAGTGCTGGTACAAGGTCAACCCCTCGCTGCAGGGCGCGAACTTGCCGGGCATGAAGTACCTGCGAGAGCAGGTGACCGAGGCCCGGGGCATGCCTGCCAAAGAGTCGGTGGTTCGCCGCCTGAACTTTTGCCAGTGGACAGACGCATCAAACCCATGGATTTCTTCGGATGTGTGGCTGGGCGCTCAGCGTGAGTTTGAGTGGCAGTCGCTGCAAGGCCGCAAGGCTTATGCCGGGCTTGACTTGTCGAGCACGACCGACTTGACCGGCTTGGTGCTGTATGTCGAGCCGCTCACAGACGGGGAGCCGTGGCACTTGGTGCCCTTTGCCTGGCTTCCTGAAGATGATCTGGACCGCAAGGAAGACAAAGACCGTGTGCCGTATTTGGCATGGAAGTCGGCGGGCTACCTGGAAACCACACCGGGACGGGCAATCAGCAAGCTGGCCGTGATCAAGCGATTGGCCGAAGTGGCCAGCATGTTTGACATCCAGTCCGTTGGCTTTGACCGATGGCGCATCGAAGACTTCAAGGCGCTGGCTGCCGACTACCAGATCGAGCTGCCCAACATGGTGCCGTTTGGCCAGGGCTACAAAGACATGAGTCCTGCGCTGGAAGCATTTGAAACCGCTCTGCTGAATGGCCAAGTGGTGCACCCGGGCAACCCGGTGTTTACATGGTGCGCAGCGAACGCAGTGGCCGTGCAAGACGACGCGGAAAACCGCAAGCTGAGCAAAGAAAAGGCCACCGGCCGCATTGACCTGATGGTCGCGGCTGTGATGGCTGTGGGCAGCTCAATCGGTGCTGTGGAAGAAGAACATACCCCGGAAATCATCATTTTATGACTGCAACAACCTGGTACAACGCCGAGCGTGTCAGCCAGCCGGGCAGCGTCATCCTCAATGATTGGGTGGCGCAGCGGCAGGCGGGCAAGGTGCAAGCCTCTACCGCTGCGAGCAGCATCACGCTGGGCACTGACCTGTTTGGCATCTTGACGGGCAGCCTGGGCCCGACGGCGGGTGTGCATGTGACCGAGCAATCGGCCATGGCCGTGTCGGCTGTGTATTCGTGCGTGGGCCTGATCGGCGGGGCCATTGCATCGATGCCGTTTCACCTTTTCATGCGCACCACCGATGGCCGGGAGCGCTACGACAGCGACCTGTGGTGGTTGTTCAACGAATCGCCGTTTGACGGCTGGACCGCTGCAGCCGCTTGGCAGTTTGCAGCCCAGTCGGTGGCCCTGCGCGGGGACGGCTTTTGGCAAATCCACCGCGCCAGCCCTTACACCAATAACATCATCGGCTTTGAACCCCTGTTGCCCGCTTTGGTGGACAAAGGCAGCCGCGGCAAGCCCACCGACCCTTATGCCGTGGTGGACCGGGCCACGGGTGCCGTGCGCTACGTGGACCCGGCCGACATGTTGCACTTCCCGGGTGTGGGCTTTGATGGCCTGACCAGCTTGACGCCTTTGCGCGCCGCCTTGCGCGGGTCTGCAGGCATTGCCATTGCTGCCGACCAGTATGCCGGGGCCTTTTTCAGCAACGGTGCCCGCGCCGACTTTGCCCTCACCACGCCGGGCAGCCTGAACAAAGAGCAGGTGGAAACCTTGCGGGCCACCTGGTCGCAACGACACAGCGGCCCGGGCAACGCCCACTTGCCCGCCGTGCTCACGGGTGGCCTGGACGTGAAACAGCTGACCATGAGCGCCGAAGACGCCCAGTTGCTCAGCACCCGAAAATTTCAAGTCGAAGACATCGCCCGCATCTTTGGCGTGCCGCCGCACATGATTGGCCACACCGAAAAAACCACCAGCTGGGGCAGCGGTGTGGAACAAATGTCGATTGGCTTTGTGCGCTACACCGTGGGCCGCTACCTGGACGCGATGTCGCAAGAAATCAACCGCAAAGTCTGGCCCAAAAACCGGCAGGTCTACGGCGAGCACAACCGCGACAGCCTGCTCGAAGGCGATGCCGCCGCGCAAGCAGGTTACTTCAGCAAAGCCATTGGCGGCCCCGGCGCTGCAGGCTGGATGACCGTGAACGAGGTGCGCAAGATCAAGAACCTGCCCCCCATTGACGGCGGCGACCAGCTGGTGCACGCCACTGCAGCCGCCCCCACACCACCTCAAGGAACCGCATGAACCCGATGCTCAAAATGCTGGCCAGCAACAAGGCCCGAGGCAGCTTCAAGATCGAAGCCAAGACCGACGCCGAAGAGGCCACCATCTACCTGTACGACATGATCGTCAGCACCGACGATGAGGCTGAGTGGTGGGGCGGCGTGAGCCCACAGGCTTTTGTGAAGGCGCTCAACGAGATCACCGCGCCCACCATCCATCTGCGCGTCAACTCGCCCGGTGGCAGTGTGTTTGCAGCCCGCGCCATGGAGCAGGCCATTCGCCAGCACACCAGCAAAGTGATCGCCCACGTGGATGGCTTGGCGGCCAGCGCGGCCAGCTTCCTGATCATGGCGGCGGACGAGATCCGCATGGCCCCCGGCAGCTTCCTGATGATCCACAAAGCCTGGACTGGCATGTGGGGTAACGCTGACGACCTGCGCAAAGAAGCCGACCTGCTCGACCAGATCGACGGCAGCTTGGTCAAGACCTACGCCACGCGCAGCGGCCAAAGCGCCGAAGACATTGCAGCCTGGATGGCTGCTGAGACCTGGATCGAAGCCGACCGCGCTGTGGAGCTGGGCTTTGCCAGCGCCGTGGACTCGGGCGAGACCGCCAGCAACAGCGCCGCCAAGCCCACCAATTGGGACACCAGCGCCTTCAAAAACGCCCCCAAACCGGCAAACCCCGCCAAAACGGAACAAACCCCGGCAAAACCGGCACAAAACAGCACCGCAGCCCAGCCCGACCGCGAAGCCATGCGCCGCGCCGTTCTCAAGGCACTCATCCCGGCCTGACCCAGCGCCACCCATTTCCCCGCATCCCGCCTGAAGCGCTCGCGCGTCCAAGGCAATCCCCCAGCCGCTGTGCATCACGCCCAGCGGCTTTTTTTTGACCCCCGAAAGAAAGGAAACGCCATGAAAGGCATCCACGCACTGCGCGAGCGCCGCGACGCCCTCGCCCAAAACCTCGCCAACCTGGTTGACAAGGACAAAACCCCCGAATGGAAGCCTGAACACCAGGCCCAGTACGACACCGCCATGGCCGAAATCGGCAACATCGACGGCGAAATCAAGCGCCACAACGACGCCATGGCCGCCATCGGCCTGGGCGCTGCCAACGGCACGAACGGCATCAACGGCGCAGTGAGCGACGAAGACCGCAACGCCTTCACCCGCAACGCTGGCAAGCACGGCAACACCGAAGAAAGCCGCGCCCTGCGTGCCTACTTCCGTGGCGGCTTCAGCGCCATGGCGCAAGAAGACCTGCAACGCCTGAACGCCCGTGTCACGCCTGAGATTCGTGCGGCCATGTCCACCACCACCGGCTCTGAAGGCGGCTTCACCGTGGCCACTGAGTACTACCGCCAACTGACGGAAGCGCTCAAGGCCTTTGGCGGCATTCGCTCTGTGGCCACCGTCATGCCCACCGGCACTGGCGCACAAATGCAGTTCCCCACTGCAGACGCCACCACCGAAGAGGGCGAAATCGTCGGCCAAAACGCACCCGTCACTGGGCTCGAAACCACATTTGCCAACCTGACTTTGGATGTGTTCAAGTACTCGTCCAAGTCCATCGCGCTGCCGTTTGAGCTGATCCAAGACAGCATGTTCGACCTGGACGCCTACATTCGCAGCCTGTTGGCCACGCGCCTGGGCCGCATCACGGCCAAGCACTTCACCACCGGCACAGGCTCCAGCCAGCCACGCGGCATCGTCACCGCCGCCAGTGTGGGTAAAACCGGCGCTACAGGCACTGCCACCAGCATCACCTACGACGACTTGGTGGATCTGGAACACAGCGTGGACCCGATCTACCGCGCACGCGCCGGTGCGGGTTACATGCTGCACGACCAGTCGCTCAAAGCACTGCGCAAGATCAAGGACACCCAAGGCCGCCCCGTCTTTGTGCCCGGCTACGAGCAAGGCAACCCCGGCGGCGCACCTGACCGCCTGATGGGCCGCCCCATTTACATCTCGCAAGAAATGCCCCAGATGGCTGCCAACGCCAAGTCGGTGCTGTTCGGTGACTTCAAGTCCTACACCATCCGCGAAGTGATGGACCTGACCCTTTTCCGCATGACCGACAGCGCTTACACGCTCAAAGGCCAAGTGGGCTTCGTGGCGTTCAACCGCCAAGGCGGCAACCTGATCGACGTGGGCGGCGCTGTCAAGGCCTTCCAAAACTCGGCCACCTGATCACTGGCCTGATTGTTATCCGGTCTGCCCGGATAACAAGCCTAAGACCCGCAGCCCGCAAAGCCTGCGGGTCTTTTTATTCACCCCATTCAGGAGACCGCCGTGAGCGAAGACACGACAAACCCCCAAACCGCCGAAGAAATTGCAGCCGCACAAGCCGCAGCAGCCGAAGCAGCAGCCCGAGCCCAAGCCGAAGCTGACGCCGCTGCCGCACAAGCGACCGCAGAAGCCAAAAAAGGCCGCCCCACCAAAGCCCGCCTGTTGCAAGACTGCGATCTCGGCAGAGCCAACGACCTGGTGACCCTGCCTGAAGGCGAAGCCAAAGCCCTGGAAGCCGCTGGCGTGCTCGACACCCACAAAACCGCGGTGGCCTACGCCGCCAGCCTGGAACAAAACCAGCGCTGACCAGCCCGGCCCGTCAATGGCACTGCCCCTGCAGCGCCATTCGCTGACCCGGTTGACCGGCCCCACCAGAAAGACCACCATGCCCACCCTCTACCTGGCCAGCTACAAAGGCACGCGCACCGGCTTGAACGGCGTGATGAATCGGCTGATCCGCTGGGCCACCAAAAGCGCGTACAGCCACACCGAAATCTGCATGGGCCACCCTTTTGAGAGCGAGGTGGGCTGCCTGAGCAGCGTCAAAACCGAAGGCGGTGTGCGCCTCAAGCGCATGCGCCTGAACCCCGACAAATGGGACGTGGTGCCCGTGCACGGCATCGATGACGGGGCCGTGTGGCACTTTTTGTCGGCGCACGCGGGCAGCGGTTACGACCTGATCGGCACCGTGCGCACCGTGCTGCCCTTTGTCGGGCGCGAACACCCGACCAAATGGTTTTGCAGCGAAGTCGCAGCCCAAGTCATCGGCATCAAAGATCCATGGCGCATGCACCCCGGCGTTTTGCACGCGGTGCAAATTTCTCGCCGCGCCTGACCCCGCCAATTTTTAAAAAGGAACCCTCTATGCCAGACAAAGTATTCCAGGGCCAGACCCTGCCCATGGTGCAAGAGTCGTTGGACGGCAAGGGCCACTACCCGGTGGTAAAACTGTCGGTTGGCGACCCGGCTGCAGGTGATGCCGCAAGCCAGCGCCTGAGCACCGAGCCGCTGGGCATCCCCACCGTGGCCTGCCAGCTGCCCGTCAGCACCACCAGCAACAGTGTGGCCCTGACGGCAGCCTGCCGCCGCGTGAGCATCCGGGCCAGAGGGTGCGACATGCGCTACGTGGTGGGCACTGGTGCGCAGACTGCTGACGCATCGACCAGTCACTTCATCGGCCAAGACGAACGCCTCGACATTGCTGTGCCGGCCAGCGCGACGATTGCCGCGATCCGCGAAAGCGCAGCTACCGTCAACGGCTCTCTGGCCATCACTGAGCTGGGCTGATCATGCGGCTGCGATCTACACGCATGACGGCCATCGCCTCTGGTGTGGCTGCGCTGTTCAACCCGGCCCGCCTGTTTTCCGCTGGCGAGCAGGGCGTCTGGTACGACCCGAGCGACATTACCACGCTGTTTCAGGACGCCGCAGGCACTACGCCTGTCACTGCAGTGGAGCAGCCTGTTGGCCGCATCTTGGACAAGTCAGGCCGGGGCAACCACGCCACCCAGACCACGGCAGCAAGCAGGCCAGTGCTTAGTGCGCGGTACAACCTGCTGACGAAGACTGAGCAGTTTGATGATGCGGTGTGGAGCAAATACGGCTCCGTTGTTGTAAATCCGAACGTGCTTGGTACGCTCGATGAGGTTGTTGAAAGCACACTATCTGGGACTGGTTTTGGTGTATCGCAGAGTTTTACTTTTGTAAGCGGCACAAGGTACACCATTTCAGTTACAGCGAAGCAAGGCGTCGGAAACCGATTCTTTGCGGTAAACGTCGCTGGCGGCGCTCCGGGTGCCGTGTTCAACCTGATGACCGGAACACTTGAGACTACGGCGGTTTCGTCTCAGGGCAACGTAGTTGCAACCATTACTTCGCTTGGGGAAGGCGTGTACAGATGCAGTCTTTCCTTCACGCACCAAATGGCGTTCACAGGAAGCAATGTCCGTCTGATGCTGACTAACAGTGCAGGCCAAGCAAACACTGTACATCAAGGCGACGGCGTAAGCAGCATCATTTGCGGTCAAGCGCAGATGATTGTCACCAACAGTCTGCCCGACAACCGTTACCAGCGCGTCAACACGGCAACCGACTATGACACCGTAGGCTTCAAGCCCTATTTGCGCTTTGACGGTGTTGATGACTTCCTTGTCACTCCGAGCATCAACTTCACGTCAACGGACAAGATTACGGTTTTTGCGGGGGTGAGAAAGCTGAGTGATGCGGCCTCGGCTCCGGTGGTTGAACTTAGCGCGACCATCGGTTCAAACAACGGCGCTTTTGGAATGTATGCGCCAGCAAGTGCAGCAGCCAATTTGCAGTTTGCATCTCGCGGAACAACAACCAACAGCGCGACGGTTAGTAGCGGGGTGGCTGCTCCAATTACTGCTGTTATGACCGGATTGGCTGACATTGCTGCCCATCGCGTGTCTTTACGCATCAACGGCACACAAGCCGCATCCGGCACCGCAGACCAAGGAACCGGCACCTACGGCAACTACCCCCTCTACATCGGTCGCCGTGGCGGCACATCACTGCCCTTCAACGGCCACCTCTACTCTTTGATCGTCCGTGGCGCTCAGTCCTCTGACGCTCAGATCCGTGGGGCTGAGGCTTGGGTCAACAGCAAGACGGGGGCGTATTGATATGAGCACACAACGCTGCATGATCGTGCCTGATGCTTGGGTCAATCTGGCCCGAGCTTTGACCGACTCTATGGGGCCAGCGGCTGCTGGCATGTTCCGGGTGCCCCTGTCTCCGACTGGCTCCATGCCTGCCACGCACTGGATCAGCGCGGGGATGATTGACGAGATGTTTGCATCCGTCCTGCCCTTGACCCGCTACGAAGGCGAAGAGGCCGTGACCGAAACACCACCACCCGAAGCATTGGCTGGGCTGTGCCAGCACTTGGGCATTACGCCACCACCTGCACAGGCCCTGAGCGCCATGCTATCGGCGGTGCATGTGACGGATTCAGGCGATCCCTTTGGAGACATGGCCCGGCTGGGCCTGGTCATGGTGCAAACCCATACCGCAGACCCCGTTTGACGGCCCCTATTTGACCCTGAGACCCCACCCCCATGCCCGTCCGCAAAATCTCCCCAGTCCCCGGGGCCGCACCGGCCGTCACGCTGGCACAAGCCCGCGCACAAGTGCGCTCTGACTGTGCTGACGAAGATGCCCTGCTGCAAGCCCTGATCGACGTGGCCACCGACGCCGCTGCCGATCGCCTGCAGCGCGCCCTGGTGCCCACGCGCTACCGCCTCACGGTGGACAGCTTCCCGGCTGCTTTGGAGCTGCTCATGCCGCCCGTGCTGAGTGTCGAATCGGTCAAATACACCGACCCCGCAGGCCTGCAACAAACGCTGGACCCGCAAGACTACATCGTGGACCGCGTGAGCGAGCCCGGCTACCTGGTGCCCGCCGTGGGCCGCGCCTGGCCCGCCACGCAAGACCGGGTGAACGCCGTCGAGGTGGAATACACCGCAGGCTACCCGGACAGCGCCATCCCCACACCCATTCGCCAATGGATCCTGCTGGCCATTGGAGACATGTACGCCAACCGCGAGCGCAGCGCAGACAAACCGGCCGTGCCCCAGCACTTTGCTGACACGCTGCTCGACACCTACAAGATTTGGAGCCTCTGACCCATGCGAGCCGGACTGCTCACCACCCGCGTGCACATCATCGCCAACACCGGCGCGCCTGACGCCCTGGGCCAGCCCACCGAGGTGTGGACTTTGGCGCAAAGCGTGTGGGCCGATGTGCGCTACAAAACCGGCCTGCAAAGCCTGGACGCCGACCGCCTGGGCAGCGACCACCGCGCCTCGGTGCGCATTCGTCAAACCCCCTGCAGCAAAGGCATCACCTCCGGCATGCGCGCCGTGATTGGCGGCACGCTGACGGGCAACACCGTCACCGGCGGCACCGTGTACCGCATCACCGCCGCCCAGCCGCAAGGGCGTGAGGCGGTGGATCTGGTGTGTGAGGCGGTATGAGCCTGAGCATGCGCTTTGACGTGGCCGCCGTGCAAGACTTTGTAGGCGCACTGCGTGACGATGTTCAGCAAGCCATACGCCCCGCCGCGCAAGCCGGGTCGCAACTGCTTTATGAGCAAGTGCAGCGCAACGTGCCGCGCGGCACGCAAGGCCACTGGTTCCATGGCACATCGTTCAAAAAAAACGGCCAGAAATACTGGTTTGACGCAGGCACGCTCAGCAAGTCCATCTACCAGGTGTACAGCCAAGACAGCAGCGGCCCCCAGCTGGCCACCTACCAGATCAGCTGGAACCACCGCAAAGCGCCCTATGGATTCATGGTCGAGTACGGCACCGTGCGCACCCGCCCCGTGGGCTTTGTGCGCCGCGCCGAAAGCGCCATGCCCCGCGCCATCGAAGCCACCCGCACCGAGTTGTTCAAGCGCCTCAAAGAATTCAAATGACCACCACCACCCTCGAAGCCACCCTGCACCAAGCCCTGCAGGCCCTGTGCCCCCGCGTTTTCCCAGACGTGGCCCCCGAAGGCACCGACACGCCTTATGTGGTGTGGCACCAGCTGGGCGGCATGGCTGCGCAATACGTCGAAGGCCCCATGGCCGGCCGCCGCAACTGCCTGGTGCAAATCAACGTGTGGCACGCATCGCGCCTGGTGGCCAACCAGCTCAGCCTCGACATCGAAGCCGCATTGACCACCCACCCCACGCTGCAAGCCCAAGCGCAAAGCGCCCTGAGCGCCGCGTATGACGAAGACGCGGCCCTGCGCGGCTCCATGCAGGACTTCAGCGTGTGGGCTGACCGATAGCAGACCCGCATCACCACCCCTTTGGCCGCAAGGCCACCCCGTAAAGCCCCGTGCAGTCGCCCGGGGCTTTTTTTTCGCCGGCCATGCCGGTTTTTTTCATTGAAAGGAGCCATCACATGGCACGCACCCCTAATGGCACGACCTCGTCGATTGCCACCACCTTTGCCGCCCCGCTGGCATTCAGCACGGCCAGCAACGCCGCCGAAACGATCTTGACCGTCACCGGCGCCACCCTGGTCGCGGGCGACTTTGTCGAGGTCACCAGCACCTGGTCCAAGATCAGCGGCCGCGTCTTCCGGGTCAAAACAGCCACCGCCACGGCCATCACCCTCGAAGGCTGCGACACCACCAACACCGCCCAATTCCCCACCGGCCTGGGCACTGGAAGCCTGCGCAAAGTCATGACCTGGGTGCAACTGTCTCAGCAGCTGGTGCTCAGCAGCAGCGGTGGCGATGCCAAGCGAGCGACCTACACCTACGTCGAGACCGGCGACGAGCAAACCGTGTTTGCCGGCTTCAGCGCCACCAGCTACAGCATCGATCTGGATGCCGACCTGGTGGGCAGCGCGTCTTACAACGCGCTCAAAGGCCTGACCGACAGCAACGCCATCAGCGCCCTGCGCATGGTGGCGCCCAGCGGTGCGGTGGTCTTGCTGTCGTGCACCGTGGCCATGAACGAAAACCCATCCATGGCCAGCGGTGCCGTCATGTCCAACAAGGTCAACTTTTTTGGACGTGGCCGCGTGGTGCGCTACGCGTCTTGATGCCTGTCAACCACTGACCGCCTGATCGCTTGATCTGGCGGCCATCACCGAGCACCGACCCAGCCCGGTTCGCTTCCTTGTTGCGGGGGAGCGGCCGGGCAGGGCACGGGCTTGTTTCACACCCACTACCCCACCACCCCCGCAAACACTGGAAAAAAATCATGAGCAAAATCAAGCTGGGCAACCGCCCCAAAGCCTTCGCCCACAGCGTCAAAGTCCCCATGCTGGACGGCAGCGAAGGCCTGATCCCCGTCAGCTACAAATACCGCACGCGCAGCGAATTTGCAGAGTTCTGGGACCGCATCACCGCCAGCACCGACCAAGCCATCGCCGCTGAATCAGCCACCAGCGAGGACGGCAAGCGCAGCCTGGCCGCGCTGTTTGCAAAGGCCAGCCGCAAAAACGCCGAAGACGTGCTCGACATGCTCGACAGCTGGGGCCTGGACGAAGAGCTGACGGTAGACAACATCATGCAGCTGCACGACGAATTGCCCCAGGCCATCGCGGCCCTGGTGGGCGATTACTACACCGCGCTCACCACCGGCCGCTTGGGAAACTGAAGGCGGCGGCAGCGGCCGCATTTGAGCAGCTGCCCTCTGCGGCCGAGGCCCGTGCAGCGGGCTTTGAGCCCGAGGACTACGCCAGCGACCCGGTCGAACTGTGGCCCGAAAACTGGCCCGCCTGGGCCCTGTTTTGCGCCGTGTCCAGCCAGTGGCGCACGGCCGGCATGGACGGCCGCCGCATCGGCCTGGACTACGGCCCCCTGTTCACCCTGATGGACCGCCAAGGCCTCACCGGCCAAGACTGGCAAGACCGATTTGACGACATCCGCGCCCTGGAAGCGCAAGCCCTGGACACCCTGAGCGAGACCTACACATGACCGACACCCGCAAAGCACAGCTGGAGATAGGCGTCAACGCTGGCCCGGCCGAAGACGGCTTCAAGCGCGTTGAGCGCGCTGCCCAAGGCATGGGCCAGCAAGTCAGCAAAGAAGCCGCCAACACCGCCCAAGCCATGAAAGGCATGGGCGAGCAAGCCAAAGCCTCCGCCAAAGAGCAAGAGACCGCCACACGCAGCATGATCGCCAGCGTGCAGCGCGCCACCGCTGCATACGAGGCAGGCGAAAAGGGCACCGCCAAATACTTCGAAGTCTTGGCCAAGCAACGCGGCCTCGACATGGCCGCCATCAAGCCGCACCTGGACGCCATGCGCGCCGTGGAAGAAGCCAACGCCAAAGTGGGCGTATCGGCCAAACAAACCGCAGCGGCCATGCGTGGCGTGCCCGCGCAGTTCACCGACATCGTCACGTCGTTGCAAGGCGGGCAAGCGCCGCTCACCGTGTTGTTGCAGCAAGGCGGGCAGCTCAAAGACATGTTTGGGGGCGCTGGCAACGCCGCGCGCGCATTGGGCGGCTATGTGGTCGGCCTGGTCAACCCCTTCACCGTGGCCGCTGCAGCTGCTGGTGTTTGGGGTTACGCGATTTACAAAGGCAGTCAGGAGGCCGAAGAATTCCGCAAGTCGCTCGTCATGACCGGCAACGCCGCCGGTGCCAGCGTGGCCCAGCTCGCCGGCATGGCCGAAAGCATCGGTGCGGGGTGGGGCAAAACCACCGGCGCAGCCGCTGCCGCCCTGGCCCAACTGGCTGCCACCGGCGAAGTGGGCCGCGCCAGCCTGCTGGGCTTTGCCACCACCGCCCTCGATGCCGAGCGCACGCTGGGCATCGCCGTCAAAGACATCGCCAAAAACTTTGCAGACCTGGCCAAAGACCCTGCGGCCGCATCGCTCAAGCTCAACGATTCGATGCACTACCTGACGGCCAGCACCTACGCGCAAATCAAAGCTGCGCAAGACCTGGGGCAAACCACCAAAGCCGCCAGCATGGCGCAAGATGCCTACAACCAGGCGCTCAAAGGCCGCACCGCCGAAGTGTTGGCCAACGCAGGCACGATCGAGAGGGCCTGGAGCGGCATCAAAAACGCCGCATCGGGTGCATGGGACGCGATGCTGGGCGTGGGACGTCCGGTCAGCGTTGGCGCGCAACTGAGCGTGGCGCAAAAGAACCTCGAAGCCGCGCTGGAAAAGCGCAAGCGCGTCAGCAACGACAGCGCCTTTGCCCCCGCGCTCGACAAAGAGATCGCCAAGCTGCGTGAGCAGGTGGGCTACATCGGTGAGATGGAGCGCCTGCAAAAGCGTGCCGGTGACAGCGCAGCAGAGCGCATCGCCCGCGAAGAGGCAGGCATCAAGGCGCAGCAAGACGGCCTGAAGTACCTGAGCGACGAGCAAAAGATGCGCAACGACATTGCGCAGCAAACCGCGACCATGGTCAAGGCGGGCAAGACCCAAGCCGAAATCGAAGAGCGCATCCAGCAGATCCGCGCCAGCTACGCCAAAAAAGGCGGTGGCGCATTGGGCGCAGGCGAATCCGAAGCGGCCAACCTGCGCGCCCAAGTCAAAGAGGCCCAGCTGTACCTGGACGCCCTGCAGCAGCAAGGCGCCGAAATGGACAAGCTCACCACCGGCGAAAAAGCCGTGCTCAAAATCCGCGAAGAGCTCAAAGGCAACCTGACGGCACAGGTGCGCCTGCAAAAAGACAAGGCCCTGAGCGAGGCCGAAACACTCGCAAACATCCAGCGCCGCATCGAGGCCGAAAAAGACGTCTCCAAATACATCTCGGACAGCATCAAGCTCCAAGCCGCCGCTGTCGGCCAAACAGAAAAAGACACAGAAGCCCTCAAAAAACAGGCAGTAGCTGAGCGCGAAGCCATGGCCAGCATCGGGCTCACCAAAGAAGCCATTGCCGACCTGACGGCCGCCAAATACATCGACAGCGCCGCCAGCAAAGAACGCTTGGCCAACACCATGGCCGAGGCCGGCGAGCCCGAATTGCTCATCAAAAAAATCCGCGAACAAGCCGCAGCCTTGCGAGACCTGGCAGCGGCCAAACGCGAGCGCGGCACGGCCGAGACATTGGAAGACATGCGCAAAGCCAACGCCAAAGCGGCCGAAGACGCGCAAAAAGAATGGCAAAAAACGGCCGACAAAATCCAGGACGCCCTGAGCGACGCGCTCATGCGCGGTTTTGAAAACGGCAAAACCTTTGCGCAAAACCTGCGCGACACGCTGATCAACATGTTCAAGACCATGGTCCTACGCCCAGTCATCTCTGGCGTGGTCACGCTGGGCATGGGGGCGGTGGGCTTGGGTGCGCCGGGCATGGCAACGGCCCAAGGCGTCAATGGCGTCAACGCTGCCAGCAACGCTTACAGCGCCTACCAGGCGGGCAACACCGCATTCAGCCTGGGGGCTCAGTGGGCCGCAGGCACGATGAGCGCCGCCAACGTGGGTGCGACGCTCTACGGCAACGCCGCCGCAGCGGTCTACGGCGACGGCCTGAGTGCCATGCTGGCCGCCAACGGCGCCTACGGCACCGCAGCCGGTGCAGGCACGGCCGCTGCAGGCGGCTCGTCCATCATGGCCAGCGCCGCAGCAGCTGGGCCCTACGTCGCCGCCGCCGTGGCCGCGCTCAACGCCCTGGGCGTTTTCCGAAGCGAAAAAACCGTGGGTGGTGGCTTGGTGGGCACGCTGGGCACGGGCAGCTTGCAAAGCTACGACCTGCAGCGCCGTGGCGGCACCCTGTTCAACGGCCCCAGCTACAGCGTGCAAGGCCTTGCCGCCACAGCCCAAACCGCCGCTCTGGAAAACGCTTTTGTCACCCTGCGCACCAGCACCGCGCAAATGGCCAAAGACCTCGGTCTGAGCACCGACAAAGTCAACCAATTCACCATGGCCGTGGGCGATGTGCAAGTGCACCCCGACATCGAGCAACTCGGCCTCGTGCTGGACGGCCTGAGCGAACCCCAAAAGCTGGAGCGCATCAACCAGCTGCTGCAAAAGAGCGCCGACGGCATGGCGCAAGTCGTGCTGGGCGCCGGGGCCACCGCACAGCAGCTGGCCCAAATCTACGCGGCCACCATGCAAGAGCGTGCAGGACTCACTCGGCAGCTGCTGCAAGCCGAAGGCAACACCGTCATGCTCAGAAAATTTGAGCGTGACGCGCTGCAAGAAAGCAACCGAGCCCTGTACGACCAAATCATCTCGTTGCAAGACAGCAAAGTGGCCGCAGAACAAGCCGCCCAAGCCCAAGCCGCCATCGCCCAACAGCGTGACGGACTGCAAACCCAACTCGACCAGCTGCTGGGCAACACGGCAGCCCTGCGCGAAAAAGAGCGCAACGCGCTCGACGAAAGCAACCGTGCCCTGTACGACCAGATCAACGCCCTGCAAGACAGCCGCACAGCCGCAGAACAAGCCGCCCAAGCCCAGCAAGCCATCACACAAGAAGCACTAGGCCTGCAAACCCAACTCGACCAACTGCTGGGCAACACGGCAGCCCTGCGTGAGCGTGAGCGCAACGCGATCAGCGAGGCCAATCGCGGCCTGTACGACCAGATCCAGACCCTTAAAGACAAGCAAGCCGCCGACGCTGCCGCAGAGCAAGCCGCCAAAGACCAGGCCGCAGCCGCCGCATCGGCCGCGCAAGAATCGGCCCGCGCTGCAGAGCAGGTGCGCTCCGCATGGGCCAGCATCGGCGACAGCATCACCGACGAAATCAACCGCATCCGTGGCGTGCTGACCACCGGCACGGCTTACAGCCTGTCCACCGCGCAGACGCAATTTGCCATCGCCACAGCGCAGGCCCGTGCGGGTGACCAGACCGCCGCGCAGTCGCTGCCCCAGCTCAGCAAAACGCTGCTCGACGCCGCTGCTGCAAGTGCCACCAGCGCCATCGACCTCAAGCGCATCCAGGGTCAGACCGCAGGCATGCTGGCCCAAACGCTGGGCCTCATCAGCGGCCGGCCCGTGTCCGCTGCCAGCTTGACCAACCCTGCAGGCGCATCGCCCGCGCAGCCCATTTACAGCACAGGCTTTGCGCCCCAGCTGCAGCCGCTGAGCATGCCCACCGCATCGCCACAGGCCGACCCCAACGCCGCCTTGCTGCAAGAACTGCAAGCCCTTCGCGCCCAAGTCGCCCGGCTGGAAGCCAGCGGCGCGGCCACCGCCACCAACACCCTCAAGACCAAAGACCTGTTGGTGCAAGTCACCCGTGACGGTGTGGCCATGCGGACCGTGCCCGCCTAAATCCGCCAAAGAGCAAGACCGCCCATGAAAGTCATTCCACCCATCCCCCTCACCACGGCGATGCTCACCGCATCCACCGTGCCCGAGGCCGACCACCCCGCGTGGGCAGCCGCCACCGCCTACGCCGTGGGCGCGCGCGTCATCCGCACCAGCACCCACCGCATTTACGAGCGCCTGGTCGCAGGCACCACCCCCACGGCGCCCGAGTCAGACCCGGTCAACTGGCTGGATGTCGCATCCACGAACAGATGGGCCATGTTTGACCTGCAGCGCAACAGCCAGACGGTCGTCACCGCCACCCCCACGGCCACCATCACGGTCAGCATCACACCCGGCCAACGGGTGGACAGCATCGCCCTCATGGGCCTCGATGCCGACAGCGTCACGATCAGCATGACGTCTGGCGGACAGCCCGTGTACAGCCACACGCAAGCCCTGCAACTTCGCCGCACGGGCAGTTGGACGCAATACTTCTTTGGCCGCTTTCGTTACCGCAAAAGCGTCATCAAATTCGACCTGCCACCCTACGCCGACGGCATCATCACCGTCAGCCTCAGCAGCGCCCGGGGCGCTGTCAAATGCGGGGCCCTGGTGCTGGGGCAGGCGCAGTTTGTGGGCAGCACGCTGGTGGACCCCGAAAGCGATCGACTCACTTTCAGCAGCGTCGACCGTGACGCATTCGGCAACGCCACGCTGCGCAAAGTGGGCACCGCCCCCAAGACCACACAAACCGTTTTCATGCCCGCGGCGCTGGTGCCCGCCGTCGAAGAACTGCGGGCCGATCTGGACAGCACGCCCGCTGTGTGGTCCGGCATCGATGACCAGACCGACAACAGCTACTTCGAGAGCCTGCTCATCCTGGGCATCTACCGCAGCTGGCCCATCCGCATGACCGGCGCAACGCACGCCACCGCCACCATCACCCTGGAAGAGATCTGACCCATGCCCCTTGTCATCCCCACCCCCGCCAACCCGCTGCCCACGCCACCCACCACGTCAGACCCCGGCACCTTTGACGCCCGGGCCGATGCCACGCTGCTGGCCCAGCAAGCCATGGTGCCCCAGGTCAACCAGCTTGCGGCCGACACTTACGCCAACGCGCTGCACGCGCAAGACCGCGCCACCGCTGCAGCAGCCAGCGCCACCGCCGCCGCAGGCTCAGCCACAGCAGCCAACACAGCCGCCACAGCCGCACAGCAAGCCAGCGCAGCCGCCGCCTGGGTGTCGGGCACCACGTATGCCATCGGCATCGTCGCGTGGTCCCCGCTCAACTTCCAGACCTACCGCCGCCGCACGGCCGGTGCAGGCACCACCGACCCGTCGGCAGACCCCACCAATTGGGAGCCCGTTACCGGCATCAAGCCCGCCGTGTTGGTCATCAGCACCAACACCACGGCCAACAAATTCACGCTGTATGTCATCACGGCCAGCTGCACCCTCACGCTGCCCGCATCGCCTGCAGCGGGTGACTGGGTCACCTTCAGCAACCGCAGCGGCACGGCCACCCCGGTCATCGGGCGCAACGGCAAAAACATCATGGGCCGCGCCGAAGACATGGTGGTCAACAGCCCCGCGTATTTCGGCACCCTGATTTACGCGGACGCCACACGCGGCTGGATTTTTGAATAAACAACCAAGGACACAGACATGAGCACGATGAGTGAATTTTTGGGCGGCAGCGGCGCTGTCAACTGGCAGCGCATGATCTTGCAATCGGGCACTTTCACGGCCCCGTTTGCAGGCAAATACTTGATTGCGGCCATTGGCGCGGGTGGCTCAGGGGCCAAGGCTGCGCTCAATGGCGCGGCCATCGGCGGTGCAGCCGGTGGCGTGGCCATGGAGATGGCCTACCTCACCGCCGGACAAGTCCTCACGCTGGTGGTGGGCGCAGGCGGCGCGGCCGTCAGTGGACTGGACAACGCGCCAGGCATCAACGGCAACGCCGGCGGCAACACCACCGTCACCGGCACGGGCGTGGCCCTGACTGCCAGCGGCGGCGCAGGCGGCATCCAAAGCACCGCCACCACTGGCACCCTCACAGCCCCAGCCGGTGGCACGGCCACGGGGGGCGACATCAACGTGAAGGGCGGCAGCTCTGATTCGGTCACGCTGTCTGCCACGGGTGCGGCTTGCGGGGGTGGGGCAGTGGGCATTTATGGGTTTACGCCACCCAATGCGGTAGTGACGCCAAGTGGCTCGGACTACGGGGGTGGCTCGGTGCTGGGGTCTGCTGGCTATTCGTCAACCTTTGCTTATCCAGGTCCGGTTTTTGGTTCCAGGTTTGGTGCAGGTGCTAGATATGTGGGCGATTCAAACTATCTCGATAGATTTTTGCAATCGGGTGTAGCCCCTGCAAATTACATGATTCCTTATGTGTTGGAGGGTGAATCTTTTCGTGCGGGGAATTTGCTGTGCCCGATTGGACTACGCGGTGCACGCGATGCTTCTATTTATGCCTTTTTGGCGGGTGATGCTGGTGCTGGGGGCGTTAAGAGCTTCACTGATTTCTGCGGCTCTGGAGGTGTGTACGCGGGCGGGGCCGGTTGTTTCATTAATTCTAAAAGCGGGAACGCCGGGCCAGGTGGAATTTTGGGAGGAGGTGGTGGAGGTATCTCCACATCCGCCGCCAACGGCTCATACCTCGCCGGCGGCAGAGGCGGCGTCGGCGGTGTGGTCATTCAATTCTTGGGAGCTTAAATCATGATTTACGAAATCCTCGACAAAAACGGCGCGGTCACCAACACCATCAGCGCAGACCCCGCATTCATGCAAAGCGCATTCGCCCCGGGCAGCTACCGCCTGGTGCCCGAGCCCGCAGCGCCCGCGCCAGAGCCCATTGCACCACCCGACCCCCCAGTCTGGACCTGGTTCATCGACCTCGGTCCTTTTTACGACCGCTTCGGCGCGTCCAAGATGGCCGTTCTCACGTCCACCGACCCCGGCGTCAAAGCACTGCTCACCGACCTCGGCATCCGCAAGTGGGTGGATCTGAAGCACCCCTCGGTCGCGCAAGCGCTGGCCTACATCGGCACCAAAGTCACCACCGTCACGCCCGCCATGCAAACAGCCATCCTCGACACGCCCGTTGCAGATGCAGAAAACATGGCCTTGCGCAAGCTGTATTTCTGGTAAGCCCACCATGCGCCCGCTGTCCATGTCGCGCACGCTGGCCTTGTGCGCAGGCCTTGTGGCCATGGCCATCCTCACCGCCTGCGCATCGACGGACCCACCGCCTGTCGATGCGCCTGCACCATCTGCCGCTGCATCCACGCCAGCCACGGCCGCCATCGATGCCGACCTGGCAGAGGCCATGGAAGGCAGCGAAACCGGCGCGGCCGTGGGCCTGCTCACCAGCCCCATCACCACCCGCATCCTGCGCTGGCTGGGGCAGGTCGTGCTGCAGGCCGTGACCAACACCACGCTGCAGATCCAAATGTCCACCCCAGCGCCACCCCCCGTCCACACGCCCCACAAACCACCAGACAGCCGGTAGCCCTCATGCGCATCATCCACACACTGCGACACATCCCGCTCACGCTTGCTGCCCTCATGGCGCACAAATACAGCAGCGCTGCCACAGCCTCGGCCTTGGCTGCAGGCACCGCCACCGGCACCGGGGCCGACCCATGGCCCTGGGCCATTGGTGCCTTTGGGGCGGTGGTGGTCTACGTCAAGCGCCCACCCACCACACGGGCCGATGCCATCGTCAACGGCTGCATCAGCGTCCTCATTGGCGGCCTGGTCGCGCCCTTGTCTGCAGCTGCCGTGGCCAAGTACCTCGACCCGTCCTTGGCCAGCGACTACGTCAACGCACTCATCCTGTCCAGCTTGTGGCCCTGGCTGCTGCCGGTCGTCATCAAATCACTCAAGGACCGCATCAATGCTGCATGACCTGCCCCCCCTCGATCTGATCGACATTTTCTGGCCATTTCTGCAACGCCTGTCGCTGACGGCTCTGGGCGCAGGCATCTTTGTGCACCTGGTGTGCGCGGCCAACTTCATGCCGCCGGGGCGCGCGCCCCTGCTGATCTGGTGCCCGGTGGCAGGGGGTGCGGCAGCCGCCGTGCTCATCGTGCACAGCGCCATCTTTGACCGCATCGCACTGGCCCTGTGGGCATCGGCCTTGTCCGCTGGCTGCCTGCTCGCCCTGCAGCTCGTGCTGTGGCTGCGTGGCTACCACGTCTGCGCACACCTGAGCGAAGCAGGTCAGGGGGGCGAGGCATGATCGCGCTCACCGCGCCCCTGATCGCTGCATCCACCGGGTCCACGCTGGCCACGGCCGAACGCTTTCTGCCGTTTTTGGCAGGCGCGTGCAAGGCCTACCGCATTGACACGCCCCGGCGCGTGGCAGGCTTCCTCAGCCAAATCGGGCATGAAAGCAAAGGCATGTCGGTCTTGTCCGAAGACCTCAATTATTCAGTCGATGCGCTCCTGCGCCTCTTTGGCCGTCACCGCATCAGCGAGTCAGACGCCCGCCGCTTTGGCCGCACACCCACCCAGCCCGCCGACCAGCAGGCCATCGCCAGCCTCATTTACGGCGGCGAGTGGGGCGCCAAAAACCTCGGCAACACCCAGCCCGGCGACGGCTGGAAATTCCGGGGCCGTGGACTCAAGCAACTCACCGGCCGGGCCAATTACAGCCACTGCGGCGAAGCCATCGGCGAAGACCTGGTGGGCGACCCTGACCGCCTGCTCCTGCCTGTCAACGCCGCCTTGTCAGCCGGGTGGTTTTGGCACGCCAACGGCCTCAACGACTTGGCCGACCGGGGCGACGTGGTCGGCATGACGCGCAAGATCAACGGGGGCGACATCGGTCTGGCACAACGCCAACAGCTGTACGCACAGGCCACCAGCGCAGCAGGGGCCATCGCATGACCAGCATCGTCGACCACATCACCTGGTGGGCCAAGCGCATCACCCTGATCGCCCTGGCCCTGGCCTGCGCCTACTTTTATGCGCGCTGGCAGGGCGAGCGCGCAGCCCACGCTAACACCCGCACGGCAGCCGCCACCACGGCCGCAGCCGACGCCCTGCAATCCGCCGCCGCCGCTGCAGCCATCACCGCCAAATTTCAAAAGGACAAAGACCATGCCATTGCCCAAGCCGCCCGCCGTGCGCAGGCTCACCGCGCTGACGCTGACAGCGCTCGCACTGAGCTTGACCGCCTGCGCCACGCACTCGCCCAGCCGCCCACCGGCCCCGCTGACCCCGGTGCAAATACCTGCGCCGCCACCCCTGAGCGAGCCGACCCCGCCCGAGAGCTACTCGGCCACTGTGCGGGCGCTCTTACAGACCTGGCAGCAACGGCTGACCGCCTCAACGCCGACCGACTGACCCTGCTGGACGCCTGGCCAAGACCGAATTCCAGCGACTGATTGCCGGTGTCTCCAGGCCGCGCAAGCGGCCCTTGCCCGCCACTCCGAAAGGGGTGGCGGGCTTTTTTGCGTTTGGGCGTGTGGCTCAGGGTTTGTCCTGATAAATATTTTTGAGTGCTTTGGTTTATTTACGTTTAAACGTATATAATTCATCACATGGACAGGCGCAGGGCAGGTCCTAAATCAAGGGAGAAACCATGGTCACCACATCTGCAATCGCTCAACAAGCAAAAATCGTTTTTGATGCGATCAAGGCCCGAGGCGGTCACGCCGCAATTGACTTCAAAGATGGGGAGTTGGCGCTTATCTGCACCAGGCCAACACCCGACACATCCGACTGGGGCCGCGGGGCTGTGCCTCAATCGTATGGCGACGGCTGGGTGCGGTTGGTGCAGTGCTGATGACCGATGCCCAATTTGCAGCCCTGGCGCAGCTCCTGCGCCTACGCCCCGGCCCAGCACAGGACGCGGCGCGCCTCGTGATGACGCAAAGCATGTCCACGCCAGACGCGGCCCGACAGGTCGGCATGTCTTACGTGGCGGCCCACCGTGCAGTCAAGCGCGCCAAAGACGGCCTCGACCTAGCCAAGATCGCGGCTGGGGGTTGATACAATCGTAGGCTTCGCAGCTACCCAAAGCGGATGGCATCGCGCACAAATCCCGCAGGGTGTTTGTAAGTCGTTGAAATCAAACGGCTTATGAATCACGCCCCGCGCACCAACGGTTAAAACCCGTTGAACCACAGCGACTCAAACCGAGTCGCGCATTTAGGCCCGTTTCCCAGCGAAACGAGGCCTTTTTTGTTGGCTTTGAGGCAAAGCAAGTCAGCGCGAGAAACACCGAGTTAAACCGAGTCGCACATTAGAATCCCCCATCTATCCCCCGCGTGTGGGGGATTTTTAAACAGGGGTGCAGCCTTGGCCAGCTTTACAAAAACCAAAACGGGCGTGCGCGTTCAGATCCAGCGGCAGGGCGTGCGCATGTCCAAGGTGTTCGCCACCAAGGGCGCGGCCGTGGCCTGGGCCACGCAGCAAGAGGCCAAGATCATGTCGGGCGCTGCAGGCGGCTGGCCCGCCTTCACCCTGGCCGAGGCCTTCGACCGCTACGAAAAAGAGATCAGCCGCCACAAACGGGGCTACCGGGCCGAAGCCCTGCGCTTCACCGCCTGGCTGCGTGACTTTCCAGATCTGTGCGCAAAAGTTCTGCACAAAATCACGCCCGATGACATTGGCCAGTGGCGAGACGCCCGGCGCAAGGCCGTCAGCGATTCGTCTGTGGTGCGCGAAGCGGCCCAGCTGCGCAATGTGTGGACGGTGGCCGCCAAGGAATGGGGTTGGTGCCCCGAGGCCACGCCTTGGTCAAAGATCAAGCTGCCCGCCAAAGCCCACCCGCGCACCCGGCAAAGCAGCTGGATGGAAACCCGGCGCATCGTGCGGCACATGGGCTACGTGACGGGCAAGGCCCCCACCACGCCCCAAATGCAGGTGGCCTGGGCTTACTTGGTGGCGCACCACACCGCCATGCGGGCGGGCGAGGTGCTGGGGCTCAAACGGTCAACGGTGGACTTGGCCAAGCGCGTGGCCACCCTGCACAGCCACAAAACGCTTGAGCGTGAGGGCGTGCGCTTTGTGCCCTTCACCCGCAAAGCTGCCCGCGTGCTGGCCGTGCTGGATGCGGCCGCAAAGGCTGAAGGGCGGGACGAGTATTTCACGATCAGCGGGCATTCGCTCGATGTGCTCTTCAGGCGCGTGCGCGATCGACTCCTGATCGATAACCTGCACTTCCATGACAGCCGGGCCAGCGCCCTGACCCGGCTTTCTAAGCGCATGGATGTGCTGCGCCTGAGCCGGATCAGCGGGCACCGGGATCTGAATCAGCTGCTGGCTGCGTATTACCGGGAGACTGCGGCTGATGTGGCGGCGTCGATTGGCTGAAATTCCACCACCCACACCAAAGGGTTGGCTTCCCAGCTGCCGGGGCCGTTGATCTGCCCCCAGATGTCACGGTAGTGAAGCACGAAACTGCCGCGCTGGCTCGGGCCAGCAAGCAGCACTTCTCGCCCACTCACCGGATCGCATTCGCGCGCTCCTTCGGCCATTGCGTCTGCCTCACTGATGTCCCGCAACCGCTCCCCGCGCACGCGGGTGATTTCCAGCGTGATGCGGCTGGCCCAGCGTGGCATGTGGATGGGTGGCACGGTCGGTCCGATGAGGCCGCCACCATTGCCACCTCTGTAGTTGTGCATCGCCACCCACTGGTCGGCGGCATCTTCGGTGCTTTTGATCGGCTCAAAGTGATCGTCGGCCAAGTAGCGCACTCCATCCAGTCCGTCCGGCAGTTCATCGGCGCGGCACGTCTCCCGCACCCACAGCCGGTCGCCGGGCTGGCCGTGGGGGCATAGAAGCACATCGCTTTCCCGTGGCCAGACGGTCAGCTTCGCCACCCGCCGCGTCTGCGTCTTGGTGCCGTCCAGAATCGCCCGGACCATCGGGGCGCTGAATAGGATTGGACGTTCTTTCATTTCACCAGCCCCAAAAACCGCAAAACATCATCCTTACGCCACTTGCGCATGCGCTGCGATAGGTCAATGGCAGGCTTCGGAAAATCCGGGCGCTTGATCACCCGGCCCACGCAGTGCGCCTGCGTCACGCCCAGCATGCGGCTGATGTCCTTGGTGCCGATCAGTTCGATGTTTTGTGTGCTCATGGCTGCTCTTTCTTCAGTTCCTGCATGCGTTTGCGGCGCTGGGTTTCGATGCGCACGGCCATTGATACGGTCCACAGGCCGATCAGGGCCAGCACGCCGGTGACGATGGCGGCGATGGCTTCAAGTGTTCGCATGGCTTCCCTTCACGTTAAACGCCCGGCCGCCGCTCGACCGGACCTTGGCCACGGCGTAGTTGCGGGCGTTGTCGTACTCTTTGTAAGACAGCTGCTGCAGCTGGAATTTATGCCAGTGCACCAGGTCGCTGATGGCCGTGATCTCGGCGGCGTAGAGCGTGGGCGACTTCCAGGTGTCGT